AAAAACATCAATGAAAGTGTCTATTGTGTTTGCGTGTGTACGTCTTATTTCAGGTGCTATCTCGCAAATGCCGGTACATATCTTTGAAAAAACAGATGATGGATCCCGTGAGCGTGCTAATCACCCGGTAGAAAAACTGTTTAATCTGCAGCCTACGCCTGTATGGAGTGCAGCAACCGCCTGGGAATACATTGTGTCGTCCATGTTACTGCATGGTGATGGGTTTGCCATAATTCTGCGTAACCGCGCCGGCGAACCAGAGGAACTTTTGCCGATATCGCCCGTTAGTACCACGGTTGAAAAACGAAACGGCCGACTTGTTTACTTCACTACAGTAGATAATGAGCCACGCGGTTTTGATCAGGATGATATCCTTCACTTCCCGGGTTTTGGCTTTAACGGCCTTCGCTCTATGTCGGTTATCCAGTGGGGAGCCCTTAACAGCATTGGCTTAGAAATGGCCATGGAACAACACAGTGGCGAATTCTTTAAATCTGGCTCAACACAGCGAGTGGCAGTAATTAAGCAAGGTAAATGGAACGTAGAGCAACAGGATGCATTCAGAAAAGCCTGGGTTAAAACTTACGGTGGTGTAGAAAACAGTAAATACCCATTGGTACTGGATAATAGCACCGACGTTAAGAACCTTAGCGTATCATCTAAAGACTCTCAGCTGCTCGAATCACGCGAATTCCAGATTACCGATATTGCCCGCGCCTTTGGCCTGCCTAGCTTTATGGTGAATCAGGAGCAGAAGTCTACCAGCTGGGGCAGCGGCATTGGTGAAATCGGCTTGTCGTTCCTGCGCTATACGCTCGGGCCACACCTAAACCGCTTTCAGCAAGAGATAAACCGCAAACTATTTTTGAATGACTCCAAATATGCTGAGTTTATCTCAGCCAATTTGATGCGTCTTACCCTAAAGGATCGCAACGAAGCCTATCGCCAAGCCGTTGGTGGCTCACAAGGCCCGGGTTGGATGACAGTTAATGAAGTAAGAAAGCTGGAAAACCTCCCGCCTATCGCAGATGAGCGGTTTAACAAGCCATACGACCCAAATAGAGCCAGCCAAAACACCACAGTGGAATAATATTATGAGAAATCCTCGCAAATTAATGCAGTTGGTTAAAGCTAACTGCAACACTAATGACAAGCCAGATTTTAAGGTGCTTGCTCGTTCGCCGCTGGCCAGTGCTGATGAAAACCGCCCAGCACTACTTATTTATGACGTAATTGATGCCTGGTGGGGCGTATCTGCAGAAATGATTAAGTCAGCTTTGCTTAATTTGCAGGATGCTAACGATATTGATGTGTATATCAATAGCCCTGGCGGCGATGTATTTGAGGCTACTGCTATTCATTCAAGCCTGATCAGTCACCCGGCCAATATTCATGTACACATTGATGGTCTGGCCGCCAGTGCAGCTACGCGCATCGCAATGGCTGGTGACACCATTAACATTGCTGAGTCTGGCATGTATATGATCCACTATGCCTGGACACTGGCACTGGGCAACTCAGCCGAAATCCGCAAAACAGCAGACATGCTGGATAAAGTAGATAACACCATTGTGGCCGATTACGCCAATAAGAGTGCCGCCGAAGAACAACAAATCAGAGACTGGATGCAAGCCGAGACCTGGTTTACCGCGCAAGAAGCCGTAGAGCACGGTTTTGTTGACGGCATTCTGCAACGCGCCGGTACCGATAACAGTTTATCCAATAAGGTATGGGACCTATCAACGTATAACAACGCTCCCAAACCTACCGAACCCGAAGAAACCTTCCCGCAGCGTGAACGGCTAGAACGATTTGCCAACATGCTGCAAATCACTGGCTAGCCCTGCTGGCTAACACACCGCCCCGAAAGGGGCTTTTTTGTACCTAAAGGAAATAACTATGTCATTTCAAGCAAAACGCCAGCAGCGTAATAAACTCGCTGCAGAGTTAAAAGCATTGGTATCTGATCACCCTAAAGATCAGGAGTGGACCGCAGAGCATCAGACCAAATATGAAAATATGGTCAATGATATCGCTAAGATGGATGCTGAATTAGAGCGCGAACAAAAAGTATTGGATATTGAAGCATCCAGTGCACTAAGTAATCAGCAACGTGCTGACCGCGAAGGTATCAGCGTAGATCAGGCAACCGATTTAACTGACCAGGAAAAGGCAGCGTTTAAAGCCTGGTTAGTTGGTGGCCCATCAGCCATGACTGAAGAACAACGCGCCATCATGGCGGCGAAAGTCAACAGCCCTAAAAATACCATGAGCACAGGAACTGGCTCGGAAGGTGGTTACTTAACTGAAACCGAAATGGCCCCTGGCATTTCATCAGCAATGAAAGCTTACGGCGGCATGCGTAACGTAGCTACTGTTATCCAGTCTGCAACGGGTTCGTCTATGAACTTCCCTACTGCTGACGCGACCAGCGAGTCAGGCGAAATTCTTGGCGAGAACGTAACTGCAGCTGATGAAGATACTTCATTTGGCACACTGGCAATCGACACCTACAAGTTCAGCTCGAAAGTTATCGCGGTACCTTTTGAATTGCTTCAAGACAGCATGTTTGACCTTGAAGGCTATGTAAATGATCGCATTGGCCAGCGTTTGGGTCGTTCCACCGAGAATTACTTTATTAACGGAACCGGAACCAGCCAGCCGCATGGCTTAATCGCTGGAATCTCCGCAGGTAAAGTTGGTGCTACTGGTAAAACAACAGATGTGGATTTTGATGACCTGACCGATCTTGAGCACAGTGTTGACCCTGCTTACCGTGCCAGCGGTAACTGTGCATTTATGATGCACGATTCAACGCTGAAAGTGTTGAAGAAGAAAAAAGACGATCAGAGCCGTCCCATCTGGTTACCTGGTCATGATGTTGGCGCCCCTGCCACCATTAATGGTTATCAGTATGTCATTAACCAACACATGGCACAGATGGCTGCTGATGCGAAGTCTATTGCTTTTGGTGACATGAGCAAATACGTGATCCGTGACGTGATGCAAATCCTGTTCTTCCGCTTCACAGATTCAGCTTATGCCCGTAAAGGTCAGGTTGGATTCCTTGCAATGATGCGCTCAGGTGGTCGCTTCATCGATGTTGGTGGCGCAGTTAAATACTACCAAAACAGCGCGTCTTAATAGCGCTATGTAAACGGCTAACACCTCGGTTTATACCGGGGTGTTTTTGTTTTAACTCCATAAATTAAGAGTAAACACCATGGCAACTCCAAAAAAACTGGTATGTCGCGTTTTAGTTGCAACCATTATTGCTGGGCAAGAACTTCAACCCAATAAGCTAGTTAAAGGTGACGAAGCCCTATTAAAACCGCTCGTTGATGCTGGCCAGCTTTCTTCCGACAAAGCCGGTATCGATTACTGCACTAAAACACTTAAAGCAGAAGTAATCGACCTGGACAAACAGGAATCAGAAGACAGTGACGACACTGGCTCTGACTCGACCAATAAAGACGAGTAACCACTGTGAATATGCTCTGCAAAATACTATCAGCGCCTACAGTTGAGCCGGTTACTTTGGAAGAAGTGTATAACCAAACATCTTCTGACGATGACCATGCCGACTACCTCACCCCGCTTATAGCGCGTGCGCGTAAACGCTTTGAACAGCGTACAGGCCGTTTTTTGGTGCAACAAACCTGGCAATTCGCATTGCCTAAGTTTTGCAACACCATTGAAATACCTTATGCGCCGCTGCAGAGCATTACCTCTATTAAATACATTGATAACCTTGGGCAGTTAGTAACCATTGATGCTGCTGATTACCGGGTTATTGACCACGGCATTAAAGCAACCGTTACCCCAAAACTTGGGGGAATCTGGCCGGCTCCCGGCTTTAAAGTATCCGATGCCGTACAAATTGAGTGTGTACTTGGTCACGCGCCGGTTGTGGATGGTGCTTTAGACACTGCAAACATCATTGACCCTGATAAGTACAACATGGCTAAGCAAGCCATTCTGATTCTGATCGCTGATTGGTTCCGTAACCGCGAAGACTCGGCGCCAGTGCAACTTTATGCGGTACCTAACGCCTTTAAGGCGATTAGTGACGAGTTGGCGGTAGAACTACTATGAAGCACTAATATTCTAGCACCGCTGATACTCGGCAATATTCTGAATCATTACTGACGTAAAAGGAACGCACATAACCTTGAACCGTTGTGCCATTATCAATTTTTTTGGCGAGACTTTTGGCTATACCAGCACTAACATAGCCAATTTTTTCCTTTGATTTGGTTAGCCCAAAAAGCTTTGGAACTATAAGATACACTGCAATTGCATTTGCATCGTGAACATTATCACTTTCACGTACAAGGTCTATATCCAGACCTTCTTTGCAGTAGCGTTTAACTATATTGATTCGGCCTTCTTGGTTGGTGCCAGCAACTTTTATAAGTCTACCCATTGGTTTAAATCCATTTAGAAAAAGTAAAGAATAATAAAGAATTTGACAAAATAACACCGCAAAACCTAAACTGACGGCACTACTAAATTCCAAGCGGCCATCCGCACCCGTCAGTTTTTGCGGTTTTTTTGTGCCTGTATATTACAGCTAAGGCGCAAAAGCACGTCATTATGACGGGTTGAGAGAGCCTAATATAAAACCTTCGGGAAATAAGCTCCGCCGTCTTGGAACGGTAGTTGATGCCCGTAACCCTACTAAGGTGGCGAGACTAAATACTAAATTCCAAGGAGTCAGCCATGACAAATTTAACGATAGTGTCAAAAGAAATCCGTCAACGTGGCGGGTTATATTCTCTAAATGATTTACATAAAGCTTCTCTAACTACCGTTTCCAAAAAGCCTAGTGAATGGGTTAGGCAAAAACAAATTCATGAGTTAATCGCAGAGCTTGAATCCGAAAGCGGTAATTCCCGCTTTGAGATTATTCACTCGATAAAAGGTGGGAAATTTGCTGGCACGTACGCTTGCAAAGAACTGGTTTACGCCTATGCCATGTGGATAAGCCCTAAATTTCATTTACAGGTCATAAGGGCATTTGACGAACTTCAAAGTCAAAAACAATTACCGGCACGAGATCCATTAGAGTTCCAGAGAATTCTTATCATTATTGAAGACGGATATACCGTTGGTTCGGTAGCTTTATCGGATAAAGATTTCATATCGAGTTGGGATAAGTTGCCAAGTTTGATCATGGACGGCGCCAGAGCTAACCCAGCACAGCTATTAGCAATATCGCAAGCCTGCAACAGGCAACTCGCAAAGCGCATTAACAAATTTTAAGTAACCGAATAATCGTGTTATGCCCTTAAGTTGGTAGGGCTAGCCACATCTACTGAAAGGCAATTTCTATGGCTGGATTAGCAGCAGGTACACTAACTAACAAGGTCGAGTTTCAGCAAAAAAGCGAATATAAAGACGCTTCTGGCCAACTGGTTGTAATGTGGGAAACCATTTTAACTAAAAATGCATTTCTTGATGACGTTAGTATAGATACACAGCCGCGTGACAACGCTAACTATGCCGTTTCCCAGTTAAAGGTGGTATGCCGGTACAGCGCAAACTTGCAAAACACGATCACGACCAAACACAGATTACTGCTTAAAGGTAAGGCATACCGAATAGATGAAATAAGCGATTTTTACACACGCCAACAAATTAGCTTTCTGGTGAGCCTGTATGAGTGATTTAAAAGGATTCGAACAATTAGCCAAAAAGCTAAAACGGCTTGAAACGGCCACGCAAAAAAAGATAGTACGCCGTGGTGTAACTAAAATGGCGACCGTTATTAGAAAAGAGATGCGCAATAAAGCCCCGCGAAAATCTGGCAGGTTATACAAAAACTTGCGCTTTACTACCCGGCGAGACCCTAATGGTGGCTTTACGGCAAAAGTTGGGGCATTTAACTGGGGATTCCATGCGAGGTTCTTGGAGTATGGAACCAAGCCACACCGCATACCAAACCAAACCGTAGGCCGCGGGCGCCACAAGCGAAGAAATAAAGCTGTAGTAAAAATTGGCAATCGAATATACAGCTCTGTCATGCATCCAGGGAGTAAACCCAAACCATTTATGCAAAGTGCATTTATGGCCTCTAGAGATAAAGCCATGAGAGAAGCGGGTAAAGCTATGTTTGATATGATGAGCAAAATATGAGTGCAGAAAAGCTACAAACGGTATTGTCTGGAGATCCCAGTATCACAGGTCTGGTATTTGACCGGATTTACATTGCACCTGTTGATCAAGGAACGAATAAACCATTCATTGCCTATGAGTTTGATTCTGATGACCCAGTACGAGATTTAACAGGTATAGCCGATCTGATTCGCCAAAACTGGACTATCACAATTTACGGCGACACATTCACGCAAATTGATGAAATAAAAATGGCAATAATCAATGTGCTAAGTAGTGAAAGTGAGGAGTTTTTCGCTACGTTCCAAAGCTCAGATTACAGTTATGATGAATCAGCATCCCACCATGAATTTGAGCTGTCTTTTACCCTAATTTACAAGTAACACTAATCAATCAAAACAACCGCCGAAATGGCGGTTTTTTCGTTTAAGGAGCGAAAAATGACAAGTACTGCTATCAGCGCCCAGGGCACTACAGTAAAAATTGACGATACAACAGAAGGTACAGCTGATGTTGTTATTGCCAATATCTTTTCTTTTTCTGGTCTGGATGGAGAAGCATCTGAAATTGATGTCACAAACCTTTCCAGTACAGCTAAGGAATATCGGCTTGGGCTAAAAGACTTTGGCTCATTCTCACTCGAGTACCACCCTGATTATGATGATGACGGGCAAAATGCACTAAGAGCTGCTGGCATATCAGGAGCTGTTAAGACGTTCTTGATCACGTTGCCAAACGCAAAAACTATCACTTTCCAAGGCTTTGTTAAAAACGCCGATTCTGTAAGCGGTGGGCTTGACGCAGTGTTAACCAGCTCTGCCTCTATTAAAATTACTGGCTCAGTAGCGGTGGCGTAATGAACTTTAAAAAAGTAAAAGTAGAACTCCCTGGCTTTAAATACCCGGTTGTTTATTTACGTGAGATGTCCATCAGACAACTAAACGAGCTGTATAAAAACCAGAAAGAAGATCAAAGTGATTTGGACCTGCTGCTCAACTCTTTGACCTACACATTGGTTAACGAAGCTGGTGACAAAATCATTACACCAGATTACAGCATCGAAAAATTTGCTGATGAAATTCCACAATCTTGCATCTTTACATTGTCTGAAGCTTTCTCTGAGCTGAATGGCACATCAGAAGACAAGGCAATAGAACTGGCAAAAAACTCTTAGGCCAAGGGAACAGACAATTTCTGTTCTTCTTGGCAGAGAAATTAAGCAAAACCGTTAGCGAAATAGAACATCACATGAGCAATCAGGAGTTGCTTGAGTGGCACATCTATTTTGACCCTGACCACTGGCGCAAAAAAGTCAGCTTCCACCAAACTCAACAAAGCAGTGCAGATAGCAAATCACAAGCTATCTTGCAGCTAATTGTAGGTAAACATGGCTAAAAATATTGGCAGATTAACTGTTGATTTAAGACTGGTTTCTCAAAAATTTGAGGCGGGCTTAAAACGAGCAACAGGTAATCTCACAAAATTTAGAGCAACAGCCCAATCAGCCACGCGCTCTATGACAGGTATGCAAGCCCAGATTGCTGGCATTGTGGGGGTCGCTGGCTTTGGCGCTTTAATTAACAACTCCCTTAAAACAGTAGACTCGTTAGCTAAAGTATCTGACCGACTTGGTATTGCTACGCAAAGCCTGGCTGGGTTGAGATTTGCTGCAGAACAAACAGGTGCTTCCAGTGAAGCTCTGGATATGGGCTTGCAGAGAATGGTGAGACGTATTGGGCAGGTTGCTGCAACAGGGAAAGGCGAAGCAGCTCCGGCATTAGAACGCCTAGGCATTGCTATTGAAGACATAAAAAACCTTTCACCTGAACAGCAATTTGCACTTATCTCAGAAAAGATGAAAGGCGTTGCTAACCAAGGTGAACGTGTATTTATCACTCAGAAACTTTTTGATTCTGAAGGGGTAAAACTTCTCAATACGCTAAATCTTGGCCAGCAAGGTTTATCAGCCATGATAAGCGAAGCTGAAAAACTAGGTATCGCTGTAAACCGCATTGAAGCGGCCAAAATTGAGGCAGCAAACGATGCGATAAATAGAGCTCAACAGGCTGTACAAGGGGTTGGCAACTCTTTGGCAATAGAGCTTGCACCGATTATCAAAGTAGTTGCCGATCAATTTGTTGCAGCAAGCTCTGCAGGTGAAGGGTTCGGCAATAAAATTAAAGGGGTAATAGAAAGAAGCGCCGGCTTTATCGGCGTGTTTGCTGATGGAATACATGGCATTCAGGTCATATTAAAAGCGGCTGAAGTGGGCGTTAGAGGCTTTGGGGCTGTTTGGGCTTCAACAATGGAATTTGTAATCAACCAAGTATTAGTGCCCTTTGCAAATCAGGTCAGTAACTTTGTTCTTGCTCCTATCCGTGGCGTTCTAGAATTTGCAGCTCAGTATTCCGACACTGCTAAAGAGATGTTGGGATCCCTAAGTAGCATTGGTAGTGCATCGGGTTTTGAATTTATTGCAAGTTTTAAGAATGCAGCAGTTACTGGGTATGAAGAAAGTTTAGAAGAACTGCAAGAGCTATTGATGCAAACCATACCCAGCGCATCAATGAAAGAGCAAATTGCTGAGATATTCGCTACGGCTCAGGAAGAAGCCAAAAAAGTTGCTGACAATGTCAAAGACACCACTGAAAACGTGCTTGGCGGTGACGAACAAAAAAAGGAAAAAGAGAAAGAACGCCAGGAAGAGGAAGTAAAACAAAAGTCTCACTTAGATACATTAGCAAACCTGCAACTCGGCAACAGTAAGAAGATATTAGCACTACAAAAAGCTTACAAACTTAAGCAGGCAATAATGGCTGGATTTGTGGCAGTCCAAGAGGCATGGGCTAGTGCACCTTTCCCTTGGAATATACCAGCAGTAGCAATAGCTACCGCTTCAAGTTTTGCGAATGTGGCAGGCATCAGAGGTGTAGCCCATAGCGGTATAGACAATGTCCCAAGAGAAGGAACATGGTTGCTAGATAAGGGCGAACGGGTTGTTGACAGCAGAACAAATAGCGACCTTAAAAACTACTTAAAGAGATCAACACAACAAACCAATCAGGAAGTAGCGGTTAATTATAACTTTTACGGCAATCCTGCAGAAAATGAGCGCATGCTAAATAACAACCGTAACGCCACCATTCGTGATGCTCGCCGCCTTTCTGACGAACTAGGAAGACCGTATTAATGGCTATTCTCCCAAGTAAATTTTTATCGCTGCGAGAATGCAGCTTTGATTCTATCGATGAGACCTACATCAATAACGATAAAAGCTACACCCGTGTAACCGCTAAAAAAGTATTTGCCCAGGTGTTTGATTTGGATTTGGTAACCACTCGGTTTGATATGCCATTGGCATTTGAGTTGCTATCGTGGCTGATCGACAACGCCTCCGGCACGCATGGCACTTTTCAGGTAGCAAACCCGTTTAATAGCCTTTTATTGCCTTATGAAACTAATGCTATCAGCACCCGGTCAGCCATTAGCCAGCATGCTAAATCGGTACCGGCTGACGGATTTACCCCTATGCTCGGTTCGGCACTACGGCCGGGCAGCTTTTTTAATTTCGGTGACCACCCCAAAGTGTATATGGTTACCAATGCGCCAAATGCTAATGCACTTGGGCAATCCACCATTAACTTTACACCTGGCGTATATCAGGATGTTCCTGCCGATACGCCTATTAACTATGGTGCTAACTGTTTGTTCCAGGTGAGTAGCAAGGCAGATGTGCAAAGTCTCACAGCCAGCGTATCAAGCAACCTTAGAACATCTATTACTATTCCGGTAAGGGAGCGCGGTAACTAATGCAGGTTGTACAGCTTCTTACGTTCCGCATGAATGACACGGACTTTTTCTATACCGATGCCGGATCAAACTATACGTATGGCGGTGATGTCTATCTGGCCGGTGCCTGGGAAGGTATGGACTCATTCGAGCAGCGCATTGCTCCAGCCATTAATGAGCATTCCATTACGCTGTCTGATCCGGATTTATCGCTAACCATTTCTTCTTATGCCGGCAAATGGCAATGGCAGAGTCTGTCTGTACGCTGGTTGATTTTGGATGATGCTGGCAACATCGATGATGACCTGGTAGTTATGCAAGGCGCCATTACAATGCCAGATGCCAGTAGCAGCAACACAAGCCGCGAAATAACCCTGCGCGTACAGGAAAACCACACGCTGGAGCTGGTTAAGGGCCACCGCACCAACAACGCCAGCCA